TGATAGTCTTTTGCTTTCATCCCCTTTGGAATATTTAATGTAGATTCAGCAAAGAATTTTTTAGCCCCACCCTTAACGCCTAATAGGTTAATACGAGCTTGATCAGACATTGATGGCATATCACTTGCGTATGACCTCTTGCCAGATGCCATTTTAAATACACCAGCAGTCCCTACATCGGCTAAAGTTGAGCCATATAGGTTACTTGCACTAAGATCTTTATCTCCTCTTAGATTCGCTGCTACGAGCTGTTTGAAGTATTCTGATTGTGTAAATGTTCCACTTGATTTTGCAAATGCTTCATCAAATGGTGACTCTAAAACAATTAATTTTCTCTTACCAGTAGGATCTGTTGGATCTATCATTGTTTTAATATCTTGTCTTGGTGCATTTAATCCATGTGCTTCTCTTGCAATTATTGTTGCTCTTTGTTCCGCCAAAGCAGCTGTCTCATCCATTACTGGTTTAACAAATACCATAGAACCATCTGGCTTTTTATATAATCCGCCAATTCCAGAAACTGGGAAGCTTCTTCCAGTAGTTGGGGAAACAAGCATTCCAAAATCAGTCGGGTCCATGTCAGCAAATCTGCTTGTCATCACTGAGGAATTAATTTCTTCCATTGCAAGTCTTGCTTTTCTTTGCTCTTCTACTGCTTTAATTCCCCTTGGCATTCCAAGGAAGTGTCCTTTTTTAGATGCTCGATATGCATCAATCTGTGGTTTAATCCAAGGGAATCTTTCAAGATTTTTTTGATGCTGTGCTGTTCTTCTTACTTGCTGTGCATCTGCAAATGCTTTTAATCTTGCAGCTGCAGCAGGATCTCCATAAGCATACTTTCCTTGACTTACCATTCCGCCAATCATTCCACCATCATTAGCAAGCTGGAGTTTTCTGCCTCTGATCATAATTGTTCTTGGTTGTCTTTGTGTTTTTGATTTAGAAGGCGTTCCTGAACTTCTAAATACCTTCATATCTCCACCAAGTGCACGTACAAGATTTTCTGGTATTGGGCCTCTTCCATTCCACTTTCCAGTTTTTAGCCATTTTTCAATTACTGGTACGTGTGCTCTGTAATCATCAACGTCTTTAAATCCTAAAGCTACAGAAAGCTTATGCGCTCTTGCCAAAGCCTCATCTCTGGTTAATGGCACTGTGTCATCTATAATTCCTCTTAGATGCAGTCTGTTTCCAAATCTATTGAATGGATCATGTGCTGCTTCTCCAAAGTATCCTCTTGCTGCAATATTTCCTGTGCCTCTTTCTATATGTGCACGGTCACGGTCATGATATATTGTAGAGCCTGGGTATCTCTTTTTTAATACAGACAGGATGCTTTTTCTTATAGTTGCGTTTCCGCCAGCTTTCTTCTTTTTTTCTTTATTCCAATCAACATCATTCATTCCGTTTGGTCTTGTTATAACAAGCTCAGGAAAATTGTCATGCATAAACTTTCTTTGAGACTCTGTGTATGTTAAGCCTTTACCAGTTCTTACATATTCTTTATGACTTTCAATAGATGCCTTTACTGCTTTTTCTGCAATATCGACTGCTTGAGTTGGTGTCATATTCATGTCTTTAGAATTATTTAATATAGCAGCAGCATCATTTTGAATTAGGTTAGGAACAATGTCATCTTGATACGAATTGCTTGTTAAGAAGTCTAAATACTCTGATGTTTTATTAAGTTCATATGAGCCACTTGCTTGAGCTGGGAACATGTCTTGCATCTTTCCATAATTTCTAATTCCGCTTCTTACCATTCCGCCAAGGAACCCACCAGAATTAAATTCAATTCTTGATCCACTATTTGCTCTATCAAGCATTGGCTTATTTGCAGCTGTGAACTCTGGGTCAAAGTATGTTTCTCTTGGTGTTAATATTGCATCTACAACTTTTCCTCCGCCTGCGTATTTGTTCTTTGCCATGTTTACTAGGCTAGGATTTTTACGTGATGCTTCTTGATTAAGTATATAGCTTCCTTCTGGAAGTTTTGCTGGGATCATATCGTAATCTACATTTGCTGGTCCTGGTACAACTGATCCATGCTTTGAAGGATCGTATACCATTCCACCTTCATTTCTTCTAATAATAGGCTTTGTTGTTTCTGTACTGTAGCCTCCGCCAGAAGTTCTAACTCCAAGAGATCTTGCAATCTTATCTACAAGATTCTTTGTTGTTCCTTTGTGGAACATTTCTTTCATGTTAGATTTTCCAGTTATTGGATCTACTGTTGGCTGTGACGTCAGTGGGACTGTTGTAAGATTAATTGTTCTTCCCATGCTTGCTGCAACCATCTGGGATGTCTCTGCCATCATTGCTTCTACCTGTTGATTGAGTGCAATAATCTTTGCTCTTGCCTGATCTACAGTTATTTTGCCAGCCTTAAGTTCTGCTACAATTGCTCCACCTTCTGCAGCTGCCATAGATGTTAGCTCTACCATTGGTGGTAGCATTGCTGAATACGATGCGGATAGTTCTGCTGTTACAGTTCCAGTTGCAGCAACTTCTTGCTTAAGTAGTGCAAGTTCTTCTTTTGACTGCATTGCAATTGCCGCTGTCATTGAGTGCCACTTTGCGGCTTCGCTTGCCACTATGCCTGTTGAAACGCTGTTTACAGAAGTTACTCCAGGAACTCTTGGAAGATCTCCGTCCATGTACATCTGTGGGTTATTACTAATCTTTCTATTTACTGGACCAGTTCCAGGAACTACTCCAAATATTGTTCCAAGCTGTTCTTGTCCAGATGGAATTGTGTGAGACATATCTCTAGAGTAAGGCTTGCCCAAATAAGGGCTGTCTTTGTCAACAACTCTATCAAACCCTGCGCCTGAAGTGACAGCATTACCTGCGATTGTGCTAACGTTTACACTTGAGTGAGTTGCCTGTGTTGCCATTGCTGCTTTTGTTTGCAAAATATCAAATGATCTAGACAGTGCTAGTACTGCATCTTCAAATACCTTTGCTGCCTTTGCATCGCTATAGAATGATTCTCCTACTGCTTTTGCTGCAGCATCTGCTGCAACTAGCTCTGGGGTTAGAAGCTTGAACTGCTCTCCGCCTTTAAAGAATTGCTTTAGGCTAAACATTCCCTTTACTATGTATCCAAAGAAGTTTGCAAGCACACCAGTAAGCATGATAAGTGGTCCAGCAACTGCAGTCAGTCCGCCCACAAATGTTAATATAGATTTAATTGGTCCAGGAAGTTTTCCAACAAACTTAACAATTCCATCAATAACATTTAATATAAAAGTATTTATCTTTAAGAAAGATTCTCCAATAACAGCAAGGTCTGCCTTTACTGATTCTAGAGCTCTGCGGTACTTACCAGATGCAGACTCTGTCATCATTTTTAATTCTCGGTCAGAGATAGCTGCTAATTCTTGTGTGCTGGCTTTCATCAAATCTAAAACCTGCAGCGTCTGGCTTCCTTCTTTTCCAAGGTTTTCAAACAGAGCAGACATTCTAGCAAACTGGAACTTTCCAAATAGCTGCTCAATTGCTTTTGATTTGCTTAGTGGATCAAGGCTATCTAAAGATTTCTGTAGTGCAACAATTGTTCCTGTTAGGTCTCCAGCATTAGATGTAACAATTCCAGCTATATCAATTCCAAATCCAGCAAACATTTCTCTTGCAACTTTTGTAGGGTTAATGAGAGATGCCATTGCAGATTTAATTGCGTTAGCTCCTTCTGAGGCATTTACTCCGCCTTCTTTCATTGCTGTTAGGTAGAGAGCTAAATCTTGTACGTCTCCACCCAATGATTTAATGACTGGACCAGCTTTTGGAATTGCTTCAGTTAGATCTGCAAGACTTGTTGATGTCTGGTTTTCAACTGCGTTGAGGAAGTTAATTGATTCTGTAAGCTCTTGTGTGTTTTGCTTAAATGCATTTTGAATAGCAAGAGTTGCTTTCATTGCATCTTGTCTATCTACTTCACCAAGCACCGCAAGTCTTGTTGTTTCTTGTGTTGCTTTCATTAAGTCTGCGCCTTGTTTACCAGTGGCAGCAAGATCTGCAGCTAGTGCGATTGTGTCTTTAAATGAAACTCCATATGCCGATGCCATCTCTTTGGCTATACCAGTTACATCTCTTCTGACCTTTTCAAGCTCAGCAGTAGTAGATGCAGTTAATCCGCCATAAACCTTTTGTAGTCTAATAAGCTCGGCGTCTGCGTCTCTGAACGCTTTTGATGCTGCTGCGCCAAAAGCAGCAATTGGTACAGTAAGTCCAACGGTAAGCTGTCTACCAGCCCACTGTGTATTCTTACCCCAGTTAATTAATTGGTTAGATCCATCTTGCATGACCTTGTTCATTATTGCTTGCTCTTGTCTTAAGAGCTGAAGCTTGTTTTTGTTTTCATCTAAGCCTCGTGCAACCATTACGTTGTATTGCATCAAGCCCTGAGCATTTTTACCAAGTGGTTGTACTACAGCATTTTGCAGCATTACTTGCTGCTTTGCTAATTCTTTTACTATATTGGTTGTGCCCTTTGCATGACTTTGCCATGTATTGAAATATTGGCCAAGTTTCATTCTGCCTGCGTCTAAGTTTTTACCAAACTTATCTACATCAGATGATAGTGTAACAAAGTGGGAAGAGAACTGGCCCGTTGATCGCATAGTATCTACGAAGGACCTGTTCATCTGTCCTATTTGACCCTGAAGCTTTTGGTTTAACCCAACAGTAGTCGTTTGAAGTTTTATGAGTTGGGCTGTAACGGCCTGTAACTGCGCTGTAAGGCTACTAAAATTCGCCGTCGCAGTTATGTTGGTATTAATATTTTGATCGACCAACTACTTTTACTCCTTGGAGTACCCCAGTCCTGCTCCGACTCCGAATCCAGCTTCTGCTGCAAACGAACCTTGTAGTCCAATAACGTCATCTGCTGACGCATTTACTCCAAGTGCTCTTCTTCGAACATCTTCAAAGGTGGTACTATTTTCATTTTCTTCTTGACCCAAATCAACTCCTTGAATTGAAGCTAAGAATTTTCTTTTTTCTGACTCTGACTTTTGCATTGATTTAAAAGTTTGAATCAGTTCTGGCATTGAAAGACTGTTTTCTAGTTCTTCGTAATTCTTCCAGTTTCCTAAAAGAAAAACTTCACCCAATAAAGCGGCTAGATCTAGTTCTGACCAGCCAGAACCGCTGCCGCTAGAAGGTTTGGGTCGTCCATCTTAATCCCACCGCAAACTTCAAGAATGCGATTGATTGTAGGAACGTCTAGTGCGTCTTCTAGTAAGTCTCTATCCTTTACCAATTCTGGTAGTTGTTTAGATAGTGCAACTGCACACGCATCAATTAATACTGTTAACGTATCATTTTCTGTTGTTGCTTCTGCTGTCTTATTTATGGCTTCCATAAACGCTCTTAGGTCTTTAATTGTTAAAGGCTTAAGCGTAACTTTGTCTCCATTTTGTAATGTAATTTCTTCTACATCATATACTGTTGTTGCCAATTTAATCCTCCTAGGATCTACTTATAATTATTGTATCATATAGAAAATATAAGGGCAATAGGAAACCCCCCAATTTCTTGGGGGGTCCTATTAATTAATTAAATTAATTATGCTACTAGGACACGGTCTACAATGATACCGTATTCAGAGCCAGTTTTTTCTGCTACTGGAAGTAGACGGAAAGTAACTGGGAATGTTGTTGCTGCGTTACGTGATAGAGAGAACTGTGACTGTTGTACAGAAAGAACTCTACGTGCATAATATACACGCTCTGCTGCTGTTGCGCTTTCTGTAGGTGCCTGACCAACTGCTACTAGCTGACGCTCTGTTGGTGCAATACCAAGAGCTCCCGCTTCCATACCAATTGTAGACTTCTTTGAGTCTCCAGTTCCTGTTACTGTTGGTGCGCCTGCTTGACCAAATACTGCAAGAACGTTTTCAAGAGTACCTTCTGCAAGCTCTGTTGCAATCATAACTTCCATTGACTCTTTAAAAAGTTTTGCTGAGTCAAGAAGCTGATCTACTGTTACTGAACCGTATGATGGGTTGTAAGTAATTTGTAGACCATTGTTTGTAAATCCTACGTTTCTCCACTTTGGTGATGCTGCTGCTGCGTTTGCATTTAGAGTATCTGTGTATGAAACTGTTGCTGGAACTGCTGGTGTTGCTGCTAAGTTCTTTGTTACGAATGCTACGCCACCTGCTGCTCCTGGCTCCATGTCTGCTACATATCCAGCTGTTGTTGAATCAGAAGCTGACAAGAATAGCGGAGAAGCTCCTACTAAAATATTTTTGGCTGATGCCATTTTAAAACCTCCTGTTAAATAAATATATATATATTGACTTACTTTAAAACTTTAAAACTTTAAATCAAGCTGGCTAGGCTCTTTTCCTCTAAGACTAATTTTAGAGTATAATGCACCCAAAAGCAACCTAGTTAAATCTTCCAGCCCCGTCTGTTATTCTTGCATATTTAACCTCAAGGATTACATCTGCAGACAAAAATCCCTGCAGTTCTTGGGATGGCTCAGTGGGTGATATTTCAACAACCATGGTATTAAAGAACTTAATCTTTGGGGTTGATTTTGAGGCATTTAGGTCTTTGGCTGAGTCGTCCATTCTTCTAAATACGTCTAGCATTAAATTTCTAATCTGATTGATCTCTGAAAAATCGGTGGCATATATGGTAAACAGCATCTTCTCACAGCATATCATCCAATTGTCTTCATAGGATAGGCCTATCTTGTCATACACTATATGCTTCTTGCCGCTTAAAAATTGATTTAATTCGGGCTGTTGCTGGACTGGGATAATTGGGATAATCTCTTTGCCTATATTATCACTATAGTAATCTGAGTCATTGAATATCTTATTCAATATAAGCTCCTGCCATAGGTGCTTTCTTATCTCATACATTGCGTCTATATTATAATCTATCATAGTGCCCCTCCAAATGCTTTTGCCAATGACATATCTGCCTCTGCTCTTATTGCGTTAGGGCTAAATGAATATTGGATTTTCTTTATTGATCCTGGGACTGCTAGTGCTTTTGTCATTCCCGCATTAAATAGGTTTTGAAATCCAGAATTTTTGATTGCTATATTCACTAGGTTGCCTGAAAAGAATTGTGAGTAGGCCAATTTAAATTGATTGCTTGATGCTTTTCCGCCTGGGCTTTTTACTGTTACGGACGAGCCCTTTGGCATAAAGACTGTTATTCCGTCTAATTCAAATACAAGTCTTTCTGCAGACTTTGGTCTTATTATAACTGGTAGACCAGCTTCCATTACATCAGCCTTATTTGCAAATATGTATTTCTTCTTTTGCTTTTTGTTTCTTGATGGAACAGCTGATCTTGAAAGAATAAAGTTTGAGTCTATTTTAAATGATAGTCCAGATGAGTCTATTTGTTTTAATAGGAATAGTCTACTTGTAGGCTGCCCAGTTTTATTCCACTCGTATACATGGTGCAATGAGTTTGGTTTTACTCTTGCCTTTGCATCTATATACTGACCAAACTCTTTATTAATGCTATCAAATATTGTTCTCTTAAATAGTTTTTTAAATGCTGCGTCTGAATCTAATTTGGCAAGGACATTAGCTTGATGATATAGGAATGCAGATATCTGTGCTACATTGCTATCTTTTACTGGGCCTACTGGGGCTCCAGCCATTAATCTTTCTAGTCCGCTTGCGGCTCGAAGAAGTGCGACATTAGATTCCAATTTGCTGGTTCTCCGATCTTTTAACAATAGAGTTATATGCAAGTATATTGCCAAATGGATCTGTTATCGGTGTTGAGCTAACTACTTCAAATACTGTTGGGGTCTCTGAAGGAAAGTCTAATTCTTTCCAAACTATGTTACCCTTAATGTCTCTAATGTTTGTTATCTTATCTCTATAAGTAATCTGATCAACGCTTCTTATTTCAAGCATCTGTTCGTTAGAATATTTTGTGTTAAGGGTTTGTCTATCACCGCCACGGCCTGTTCCAGAGTTAGATATTATTCCTTTTACAGAGCACTGCATTGTTTTAGAATAGGCCCAGTCTTTTTTGATAGCGCCAGTGTTTTCATCTTGTGTATCTGATTGAAGATATATGTCAAGCTGAAGTGGCATTAGGGAAGTTGCCAGGCTCATTTAAAATACAACCATACCGTTTGTTATATATGGTGCAAGTAGTTGATCTGCATATAGGTTTCCTGTGCCTCTATGTGCATCCTCCATGAATTCAAACTTCCAGTCAAATGTGCTAATGTTTTTTACATACTTGTCTTTCCATGCACGATCTTTTTCAAAATATTGTTGCATCAAAATCTTGCATGCTTCTCTTACATTATCTGGAACATACTGCCAACCAAAGACACCGTCAACAACATACCTAAAGTCTTTCTTAAATGTTCCTGAATATGATCTGCTATTTACTGAAGGTGGTATCATTCCATTTGCTGAGTATATTAAATTATCTTGTAGGTCTTGTATATTAACTCTAATTCCATAATTTGATTCAGAAACTATTGGTGTATAAAACCAATTATTTGATGTCTGGCCTGTTTCAAATACCTTTACATCTTCTTCATATAATCTTGTAATTTGTTCTATTCTAATTGGAAGTGGAAGTATGTCTGACCCATACCCCTGTGCAACTTGGGTTCCAATATAAGGATAAAAAACCTGGTTTGTGTATGCTTCAATTAATTTTCTAGCATACTTTTCAGCAAGTTGTAGTTCATTATAATTTTTGTAGTTAGGGTCAGACTGATCTGTTCCAAAATTTAAATCATCTATCACGTCTGCTATATTTACATAAGGGGTTACAATATCTACAATTTGAGTATTGGCTCCCTGGACTCCATTTATAGTATATGTCCATCTTATTGTAAGCTTTTTAGGGACTGACGTCATGGTATAAGGTATCGTTATTTGATACGTACCTATGTCTGATTCTAGTTTTGTGGCAGTATAGGTTGCAAGCAATGTAAAGCTATTATTGCCAAGCACCTCGCTTACAGCTGCAGTGACTGCGCCATCTGCGTCTGTTATTTCTCCACCCCAATATATCTTAGTCTTTACTGGTGATGTTTGAGATTTATATATTTCTGCCATTAACTTATGTTAACGTTTAGTGATAAAAGTCTTGGACTTCCTTTGGTGTCGCTAAACGAAAACCCTCCTCTGTATCAAAAATTTTTTGAGCGTCTTCTTCTGGCATTGCAACGAACGGATGTTCTTTTGTAAATGTATGACCATGAATATCGTATCGATAATTCTCTCTTGTCATTCTTACCAAAATAGAGTCTGCGTCTACCTTTTTTGGATCTAGTCTAGGAATTATTTCAATCTCTTCTAGATTATCTTCAATTTCCTGCTTTGTCTTTTGATAGACTGACCAAGAAACTCCTTCTTCGGATAGGGCTGCAATAATGTCTTTTTTGTTCTTTAAGCCTTCTGTGTCAACCGCAAAATCTTCTGCAATTACTTTTAATTCGGCTACCTTTAATGTGTCAAACGACATACTTATATTCTCCTTTTTCTAGGTCCTTTAATTATAGCATTGTTAAATTAAAATGAAAAGCCCCCAAAATTAATTGGGGGCCTTTCGGTAGTTTAATTCTTAATTAATTAAGAAGCAACCTTAACGTTCTTTACGACTACCCAAGCATCTGCTTGCTCGATCTGGACGCCAACACGAGTATACATTGTGTACTCGACTGAGTCCTTACGTGGCCAGAAGAAGCGGTAAACAGTAACATCACGCTTGATACCAATAACAACGTTATTTGGGAATGTCAAGTGGATATCTCCGTGGTTACCTGTCTCACCTGTGTAGTCGCCATCTTGTGCCTCAGGAAGTAGTGGAACTTCAACAATCGGAATACCGAATGCGAATGGAGCCACATAACCTG